AGTCATATCCATTTCGACTCCATCTGATGGCATTGCATCCATTTCAGTATCATAATCACCTTCAAGGTCATCATCTTCCATTGGGTCTTCAATTTCAATTTCTTCAGTGTCTTCCACTTCAGCTTCATCATCAATTTCAATTTCTTCAGCCTCATCATCAGCTTCATCATCAATATCAATTTCTTCTTCAGTGTCTTCCACTTCATCATCAACATCTTCTTCTATATAATCTTCATCTAAAGATTCTTTTACTAAATTATCAATTTCTTCTTTCGCTAGGGAACGAAGTATTTCTTTTGTGTTTGAATTTAAAGCTTCTTGAATTTTTTTGGCATCCAAGATTGCTTCTTCTAAGATTGACTTTTTTTTATCTGACATTTTTAAATATCTTTTTTAAATTTTTATTTTGTTGAATTATATAATTTGGTTAGGGGTCTCAACAAAACCCATAACATTTATAAATATGTTTTAAACTAATAAAAGAACAATTTTTGGTAAAAAAAATCAATCTAATAAGAATTTGTTTATTTTATCAACCAAAATGTTTGTCTTTTTCTCCACAGATTCCATAAATGGTTTCGCTTCTTCTTTTTCTTTAAACATCCAAGAACCAGGTGTACTTGGGGCGGTAACAACATCCCAGCAAATTATTTCAAAGTCATCTTGAACAATATTATCACCCTTAATTTCTTTAAGTGAGCCAACCCCTCTTGATGATACACCTATCATTATACCATTTCTTATTAAGTTAGCAACTTCATCACCCTTTGTGGATACAATACCATATTTTGTAAAACCAGGGGACATTAAGATTTGCATCTTACCCATTAGGGTCTTACCTTCCCACCAAGTTTGGGTAATATTATGTGATACTCTATCACCAGCAATTAACGATGAATTACCATTCCAACAAGCTTTACCATTATCCCTAACATAAAAGATATGGTTAGGTACATCAACACAATACACATAATCATCATAATCAACATATTCTGTTTTAATATTTCTAGAATCTAAGTAAATACCCTTAGTGGTTGAAATGTTTAATCTATTCAGTGGTTTAGATGAACCCTTTTTAATTAACCTATCACCAAAATATCTATCATAGTTTCTTTCTTCTATTCTTAAGTTTGACGATTTACCAACCTTTATTATTACTTCATGTAAATCATCAATAAGTTTTTTTGATATACTAAAAACTTCTTTATATTTACCATTTCTAATTCTACCATCACCCAATATAAACCAATCAAGAAAATCATTTAATAATACTTTGTTTAATTTTTTTATTTCGGTTGGTATGAATTTATCATTTGATTTACCAAATTGTTTTAAATATTTATGTAACCTAGCATCATTTATTTTAAAATCAACCTTACCATTATCATAAGAAACTTCTATAAAGTTTAGTGGTAATAAATCTAACAACTCTCTAATTAATATTTTTGACTTTTCTTTCTTTTGGGTTATTTTACATACATAACCAGATTTTGGTGATTCAAATTCAACTGCAACCCCATCTTCAGTAACTAAAGATTTTCTTTTTGATATTTTGCTTGCGGCAACACATCCATCTGCTAAATATATCCCCATAAATTTTACCCATAAATCCATAGGTATTTTTAAATCAGACATCATTTCAACTCTCCTTGAGTAAGGTGTCCTATTTGATATTTCATCTTCAGTTAAACCCTTTAGAGTAAAAAATTCTTTATCTTCACCTATCCAATTACCAAGTTTAGGTATATACATCTTATCCAAATCTTTTATTTTTCTATCATGTATATCTTTAGCGGTTATAAATCTACCTTTACCATTTCTACCAATAACCCAAAATTTATGGTTAGGTGTGACCTGTAAGTCAATATTTCTACCAGTAATTGAAATTAGCTTACCCTTAAATGGTTTTGCAATTTTTTTATCTATTTGTTTAACTTCAATTTCGTTGGTATCTGGATTTAGGGTATAGATGTATTCGTCTTCACTAATATCACTAATTAATTTCCAACCTTCAGTTGTTAGAATTTCAGCACTTTTTCGGTGACATTCTGGATGGTCTAGTTCACCTATGGCTCTTTTTTCTTTAATTAATTGTTGGTAATTATTAACTTCTCGTTCAAGTATTTCTTTTGGGTATATTCTACCATTTCTATTTCTAACACCCCATTTTTGTAATACAACATACAACACCAATGGTTCAACCATTATTTGTTCACTACTCTTACCAAAACTATTTACCTCATTTATGAACTGTTTATTCCTCTCATCATTTGGTGAAATAAACCCAGCATCTTGTTCAACCAAAATCATCTTTTTACCGAGAGTGTTTTTATTATTAACTTCAAAATCGCCTTTCATATTTAATATTTTAATTTGGATTTATAATTTTTTAAAATTAACCCAACAATTATAAATATGTTGTTAAAAATAAAAAAACCCCAGAACTTTTGCTCTGGGGCTTTTAACTATTTTTTTGTCTTAAAGAATTTGAAATGTTTTGATTTATTTAAAATGTCTTGTATAAGCATATTTGATATTTTATTTAACTTGTTTTGCAAGACCTCATCACCCAATTTAAATAATTTTTTCTGGTATAGGGTTATTTCACAATTCATATAACTTTTCTTATTAAACCGTATACCAGATTCTCTCATATCAAAAACAACAATACTACGCTTAATATCAAACAACTCTGGTTCAAGATTTTCAAACAAGTGTTTTTTTATTTTCTTTTGTAATGTTGTTATTACATTCTTATAATTAATTTCATCATTTATTATTGGTTTTGCCCAAGATGAAATACTAACATAAATTGACTTTGGAATGGTATTATTAACCGTACCATATATCATATTATAATTTGTATGATTGTCAATTCTTAATTGTTTACCCTTTTTTGTTGTCATATCATTTTTTTTATTATATAATAAAAAAAAATAACAAAGTCAAGCCAATAAAAGTTTATTCGTTTAAATCTTTTTTTAGTTGAAATATTTTTAAGATATCAACATCAAACGTACTTTCATTAAACACCCTGTTTAATAAATTTTCTTTAACTGATAACAAACTTTCCTTAAGAGATAAATCCGCATCAACGATTTGTTCATTTACAATACCTAAACAATCTTTAATTGTTGATTCAAAAAATTCAATCTTATCCGAAGTGCTTGATTCCAATATAGTGTTAATTAATTTTTTACTACCTTTCGATAATTTCTTATATTTTTCATTATACTTGTCAACAACAATTGAAGTTAAAATTTCGTTTGAAACTCCCAATGATTCATTAACTTTTTTAATACCTCTTGTTGAATTAGATTTTATATAATCTGATGCAACATCAATACTATCTATAATTTTATTAATGGTTGAGGCATTCTTTTCGGTAAATATAAGTGTTGAAATACTTTCATGTAAGGGTTTCATTCTATTCTCATCATAAATATTTTTAAAATCATCAATTTTGTTAGAGATATACTTTGTTAATTTTTTGTTTGATTCTAGTATTTCTTTTTTTGAGTATTTGTTCATTAAGGCAATATTTTCTTTAATATATTCAACGGCCTTGGTTTTACTTTCTTCAATTTTATCTTCAATATTTTTATATATTAAAAATTGTGTCCTTAACACTTCATTTTCTTTTAATGTTTTAAGATAAGTTTTAAATATTTTTTGTCTTTTAATATCCTTATTACTTATTGCCTCTGACAACATATCATTATATATTGCCTTTATAAATCCAAAATTTTTCATAGTTAATTAATTTTAATATTAATAAATATATGATAAAATGTATTAATCAATAATATTATTAATATCATTAATCATATCGTTTATACATTTATTAATTTTTATATTTTTATCTGTTATTTTAACCCGTTCAACCTTATTATTCTTTGGTTTCATTGATTCTAACAATTTATCAAATTCACTTTCTTTTTTACACACTTTATTATGTTTTTTCATTTGTTCCAATAATAAATTTTCATCTTTTTTTACAGATTCCTCAGTTGGCTCATCACCACCAAAATCAAGGTCATCACCACCCTCATCACCACCAAAATCAAGGTCATCACCACCCTCATCACCACCCTCATCACCACCAAAATCAAGGTCATCACCACCCTCATCACCAAAATCAAGACCACCAACATCACCACCACCGAAGCCACCTCCACTACTACCACTACTATCACCACCACCTTCAGCACCCTCACCACCAACATTTTTAGCGATATTAATGTCACCATAAAGCCTATCAACTTCATCAAATGTTCCAGTATATTTTATAACTTCTGGTGTATTTTCCATTTCAGCTGATGCTGCTTTTTCTAATCTCTGTTCTAATAGGTCTTGTTTAATCTCATCGTCTGACCACCCAAGTATTTCTCTTTTAGCTTTTGTCATGGACATAACACCAAAACCATTACCACCATCACTAACAGCATCCTTATATAGATTTACCTTAGATTGTAAATGTTCTAACTTAAGCATTTCAGCTTGTGTCGATGGGTTGTTAAGTGTTAGTGTGAAATTATCTAACTCATCTTCTAAACCAAGCAAGAATAAATGCAATATTGCTATTTTATTTAATTCCATTATTAATGCTTGTTGTATCCTATTAATAGTTCTAGCAAATCTAACATCCTGGAGAGCTAAATTCTTCCCCTCACCTTGTGGGTCTTCAAAACCAAGAAAGGCTTTTGGTACCCTTAATGCGGTAAATAATTTTCGCTGGAGGTACTCTATATCTGCTATCGCATCCAAATTAGAATTTTTAATGAATACCCCAGATTCTATCGCAAATGTATGATAATTATGGTATTTTTCATCACCATCTACGGTAATAGTTCCAGTGTTCATTTTGTTTTCTAAGTATTCTATATTAATAATCTTATGGTTATATAATATTTTCTTTTCTTTATTTATAAAATATCTCCAAGCTCTAACATTTTTATATCCTAATTCTTCAGCGGTAATCTTACACCATTCTCTATAATTTTTAAACCCACGTTCTTTAATCATTTTGTCTAGGTGATTTCTAGTGAATTCATTTAAATTAGTTAATGAACTTCTAATACTTTTATTAGTGCTGAAGAATTCATACATAAATTCTTCAGATTTATTAAGTTCTATTAGTGTTAAATCTACCTTACCATATTGTTTAAACATTTCAAAAAACATATTATAAAGTGTGTTGGTAAATGTTAATTTTTGTTTTTTATTAAAAACTTTATTTTTATATTCTTCACTTTCCCATAATTCTTTAGCTTTAATTGATTGTTTTTCTTTAGAGGAACCCTTAGACCAGTAATTACGTGAATTTTTGGTTCTAACAATATCAAAATTTAATTTATTTGGGTTATTAAGATAAGTATTTTTAGCTTTATCCCTAGAATTAATTGAATTTAATTTAGATTGTATTCCTCTAAGTTTCTTTTCTTCTTCAGTTAAGTTTGAAATATAGGTATTAACCCCTTTACGTATTTTTTCCTTATTTTCTTTGGGGTTAGCCCAAATAGTTTCCAATATAACATCTTGGTGTAATTTAATATGGTCTAACACATTCATCCAAACTAAGTTACTTGGGTTATTATTAAAACGATTATAATCCTTATGATGCCTTACTAATTTATTTTTATTGGTGTATTTTTTATCATACACATATTCTTCAATAATGTTTGTATTATTTAAATAATTAGTAACCATCCTATGGGTGAAAACCCATTGTTGTTTAGAACTATCCCAAACACGCTCATAATTATTTGTATTAGATTTAATCTTTTTAGTGTCTTTATAAAAGGGCATTAAAGAGTCCCCAATATTTAAATCTTTGGCTTCAACAAATCCATTAGTTCTATGAACCCATTTATGGTCTGGAGTAGTTATAATTTCTTCACCATTATCTAAGGTAATTTTAATTACTTCAGCATTATTTCTAGTTTCTCCAGCCCACGTAATCATACCTGGTGCTAATTTACCAGTCTGTGGGTCACACGAATACACCCATAAATCTCTATTACCATTATCCCATTCATTAATTATTTCATTAAGTTCCAATGTTCTCCCATCTAATAAAGGGATTCTAGTATCTAAAGCGATACAAGCCCCAGCCAATGTATCAATAGGGTTTGGTGCATCTTCACTTCTAACGGGTATGAAGAAATCCTGGTCATTAGCTAATTGGTTATATTGTAAATCAATTTGACCAGTTTGTGGGTCAATAATTGGCATTCTTTTAAATCTATTTGCAATCTCATCAACATATGCTGGTACGTCTTCATCATCAATATTACCAACATATATTTTATATACTCTTCTTTCTGGTGCCCTTGTTACCCTATAAATCAACATAGCATCTTCAGATAGAATTAATTGTTTCCAAATCCTTCTAGCTTTCTCTAAAACACTGGTACCATATGGCAATCGTCTATCGTCACCCAATAACCTAAAATGTGCAATTTGCCATGAATTAAATTCTACATCCCTACCTCTCCAAATAAATTTAACTTTTGGTTCTTCCTCACTAGATGCGCTATTAGTGTTAGTGAGTCTACTGTATAAATCTCCCTCTCTACGTTCAATCTCAAAGTTTGGCATTTGCCTACAACCAATAATACCAGCCTTATCATCGATATTTAAAAAAACAAAATTATCACCATATTTACATACATTTCTAGTCCACATTGGTAGGGATGTGTGAATATCCAATCTATTAAAAAATAAGTCCTCTAATATTGTCTTAACTCTCTTAGAGTCGGAGTAAATGTTTAATACTCTCCCCTTTTCGTTTACCGTTGTGGATTCTTCCATAAAAATATCTAATGCGGCAGAAATTTCTGGGTAGAATTCCATACTTTCAAAATCAGAATATGACCCAATTCTTGTTGTTTCATAATGAACAGCTTTTTGAAAAAGTTCATTATCTACTTTTCTCCACGTTCCACCTAAATATTTATTTTGTTGCGCTTGTAATTTCGCAACATCATATTCTGCTTTATCTTGTGTTTTTAATAAAACATCATTACTTATAGAATATCTATTAGTTTTATCTTTTTGTATATTAACTCCATCTGGACCAAATATATTATTAAGCCTTTGAAATATTGTTAATCTTTTCTTCGCCATATTTATTTTAATTTATATGTATAATTATAATGAATTTATTAAATAATTAAACCATTATATCAATAATTATTTAAATCTACCAAATAACCATAAATAGTCACCATTTGGGTCTTGCATATTCTTAGAAACATTTCTACTAAACTTAGGTTTTTTCAATACCTTTTTATTATTTACTACCCCAGTATTATTATCTTCGTTTTGTTTCTTATTAGAGCTACCTATTCTCCAACTAGATAACATGGCTTTATTTTGTTTTTCCATCTTTTCTAATTTCTTAAATGAATGCTCAAGAACCCAAAGTGCCATACACATAGCCATAATTAAATCATCATGATAACCCCTCATGTGGTCTGGCCTACCATTTCTATATACAAACGTTTTCATTTCAGAAATCAATCTTCTTGATTTAATTATAACACCATTTTCCCTAACCATTCGTTCAAAATTGGCAATCATTGGTAATCTAACCCCATTAGCATTAAATCCTGGTATCTTACTATCTTTTGAATGTGGTGTTAATTGCGCCTTTTTACTATTCAGTATTTTGCCTCTTGGTGCGTCATAATGTAAATATTTATACTTCATTTCAAGTAGTTTCAACACTGTTGCAACACCCATTCCACCAGTAATATCAACGATAGTATAAGCCTTATATAAATTACCATATTCATATATGATTTCAGCCAATAAATCTGGTGGTATTTTCCCTTGATACTCCATAACTTGTTTCATTGTCGTGAAGTCAACTATTACAATAGTCGATGAATCTTCACCATCTCCTCTCGCAACATCAGAACTAAGTATATATTGGTGACCTTCTATTGGTTTTTCCCAAATCCAATATTCTTTTTCTCTACCATCAACCCAAACTGGGTCCTCAACGTTATTTTCTTCGTGAAATATAATATCTTCATCAGCAATAACATTACCACCAGAACCAAGAAATGAAACATCTAACTCTTGTGCAATCTTTTTTACATTATTATTTAATGTCATGCACATATTTTCATACCATGGGGATGTTGGCTTATAACCATTCTTTATCCTAACCCTATATTTTTCATTTATAAACTCAAATTCGTTTATTTCTTCCAATATATTTCCCTTATCATCCTTTTTAATCCAACATAAACCTTTATTATACCTTGGGTCTTCATACCATCTCATTTCAATGATATTATAATTGTTTTTACCGCTTTTGGATTGTTCATACGTCTTATAATATAGAGAATCCATACCATTCGGTGTTGAAATAAGCATCACCCTACCACCAGTAGCACAAGAAGACATTGCAGCAGCATAAACAGCATCACCATTATCAATAAATGCGGCCTCATCAAATATTAAATATGTTGGAGTATAACCCCTTAATGCATCTTCAGATGTCGCCACAGCTATTATTTGACAACCATTTGGTAATTCAACTTCTATTTTTGAATTTGATAAGAATATATCTTTTTTTTCTTTTTCTGGGGTACCATAATACTCATCACCCCATACCCATCTTGGCATTTGCAATAAGTAGTCTTTTATACCTCTAAGAAATTTTTGCGCTAGTTTTAATTTATTTGCAATAAGTAAAACCGTTTCTGGGTTATCTGAGTCAGCAAATGCACACTTTACGGCCATATATGCCTGTGTAGTTGTTGATATACCAGCTTGTCTTGGTTTTGCCACAAGATTGAACCTATGGGTGTCATATGCTCGTACTATTTGCTTCTGCCTTGGGAATAGTTTGAATGGTACAAACCCACCTTGTGTATTATCTTTTGTTTCGAGATAAGTTTCAATTGCGTACACAGGGTCTTTAATAGATTTAAAGTATTCGGTTAATATTTCTTCATTAGTTAGCATATATATAAATATGTTACCTAATCATTAAAATGAAAAAACCACCCAATTGGGTGGTTTATAGTAATTTTAATTTAAAATCTTCATCCGACTTCTCAATATATTTTTTGAGTGATTTAATTGATGTTTTAAAGTCAATATTGTTTGTTCAATTGGTGAAGCAAGTCCAGATACTATTCGTCAATATATTCTTTCACAAAGTTAGTGTTTGTCGCTTACATCCCAATGGGTTTTACGCCCCTAATAAATCCTCTTCATTGAAGTATTGGTCACCCATAGCTTCATTGAATTCATCTTCCTTAATCTGTTCTTTTATTTCATTAACCATTTTTTGAACTACTTTCTTACTCTTTTTGGTTCCAGATATTATTTCTTTCATTAGTGGGTTAAAATCCTTTGGGGGTAGGCTTGCCATATCAGCATAAACATGATGCTTAAGGTTAAAATCTTCATCTGGCATTGCCTTACAAAATTTACCCCATATTGCTGGCCCCAAACGCATATCCCATGGTTCTGCTTCAATGAAATCGGCTTTATTTATAACATATACGGAGATTTTTTTCTTTTTTGGTAACCCATGTGAAGATAATACCTCCATAACACCTTTACATAATTCATGGACTAATACTGGGAATACCATAGCTTGTGCTTTAACCTTTGGTACTTCACCACTAAAGTCACATTCAGACTTTCCACCACTAACCATTTTTTCCATATTTGGTATGATAAAAAACATATAATCAGCGGCTGACATCATTTTATTATAAATGTT